TAGATCACATCAACGTTTACCGTAAGATCAAAGGTAAAGCAGAATGGCGTGATATGACTTTGTCTCTTTATAACCCAATCTCTCCATCTGGCCAACAAGCTGTGATTGAGTGGGTACGTCTACACCACGAATCTGTAACTGGTCGTGATGGTTACTCTGACTTCTATAAGAAAGATCTTAATCTATCTATCTTAGGACCAGTAGGTGACATTGTAAGTGAGTGGATCATCAAAGGTGCTTTCATTAAAGAAGCTACCTTCGGAAGCTACGACTGGTCAACATCAGATCCAACTGAATTGACTATGTCTATCGGAATGGACTATTGCGTGTTAAATTACTAATACGCTACTTATACCTCCAAAAAGAAAGGCCCCTTACTAGGGGCTTTTTTTATTTTGGTAAATTTAGTATTCATATATTTATATATAAAAGACAATAGTTTATGAGTGAACAAAAGTTTACGGTACCTACAGAAATGATCGACCTTCCAAGTAAAGGTCTTATTTACCCAAAAGAGAATCCACTATCTTCAGGAAAAGTTGAAATGAAGTATATGACTGCAAAAGAGGAAGACATCCTTACAAATGTCAACCTGCTTCGCCAGGGCCTCGCCATCGAGAAGATGCTAAAGAGCCTAATCAAATCACCTATTAACTACGAAGACCTAACCTTGGGTGACAGGAATGGCTTACTGATAGCCGCTAGAATTCTAGCCTACGGTAAAGACTACACTTTTAAGTATACTAACCCTAGTACTGATGAAGAAGAGAAAGTAGAAGTTGATCTACAGACTCTAAAGTATAGAGAGTTAGATTGGTCTAAGTTTGGTAACAAGAACGAGTTCGGTTTCACTCTACCTTATTCTAAGAACGAAGTAACGTTCAAGATCTTGACAGTAGCTGACGACAAGAAGATTGATGAAGAGATCAAAGGTATGAAGAAAGTTGTAGGCCAAGATGCTGGTATGTTGTCTACCAGACTTAAGTATCAGATCACATCTGTTAACAATGATTATTCTGTTAAGTCAATTCGTGATTTTATTGATCAAGGATACCTTTTGTCTAGAGATTCTATTGCACTCAGAAAGTATATCGCTGATATAACCCCAGATATTGATACAACAGTATCATTTACTTTGAAAGACTCTACCGAAATACAAACAACCCTACCGATGGGTGCAGAGTTCTTTTTTCCCGGGAGCGGACTATAGGTCCGCATTCATGACAGAATGCTTTGAACTCACCTACCATGGTGGAGGAGGTTTTACTTACTCCGAAGTATGGAATATGGACGTGCCTAAACGTAGGTTTAACCTCAAGAAGATCAATGAGTATCTAGAGAAGGTTGAAGAGATGCGTAATGAAGGCCAAAAGAAAGTCACCGAGAAGACAGACGTATCTAAAATCAAACTGCCAGACTTTGTCAAAAAGCCTGAAGAGCCTACCTTTGTATCTAAGGTAAAAACCAAAAGGTAAATATTTATTCGTAAGCAGTATAATGTAAATGGCTAACGAGAATCAAAATACAGGTGCCTCTAATTTAGGAGCTGGACAAGAGAATATCAAACGCCAGCTAAAAGAGCTTATAGAAGACCAAGGAGACTATAACAACCTGTTAAAGGATTCTCTGAGGTCTATACAAAGCCTAGACAAAACCTATACCAGAATTGCTTCTAGAATTAGTGCTCTTAACAGAGATACTATTAATACAAGACAGCTAAACCAAGAACTACAAAGATTAGGCCAAAAAAAGTTTATAACTGAAAAGAACTATTTAGATTTAGCAAAAGAGGTTTCTCAATCTGCCAAAGACGCTGTAAGTATTGCGGAACAAAATGCTAGTAGTCAAGAACAAGTAGTAGAACTATTAAAGGCTCAAGGAGATCTAGAAGCATTAGCATTATATTCTGCAAAACAATCTTATGAAGTAGCTAAAGATAAATATAAATTAGGCCAAGAGGAGTTAAAGACAGAAAGAGAGGTATCAAGACAGTTAGGTATATCAGGAAACCTAATGAAGATATTTGCAGAAAAAGTAGGTGTAGGTGAAGAAGCTTATTCTGCAATGACAGTAAAAGCTAGAAACTTAGTAGAAGAGCAGAAGAACATGAGTAAAACTGGAGCGGTCTTCTCTAAGATATTAGGAAGCTTCCAAGTAGCAGGTTCTGGTTTTGCTTCTATAATGAAGACAGCGTTCTCTAACTTGTTAGATCCACTAGCTATAATAGGAATAGGCGGGTCTTTAATCAAAGGTCTACAAGCAGCTTTAAATTACATACTAGGTATACAAGATCAGACTGTTAAGTTTGCGAGATCTATGAACCTGTCAACAGGTGAAGCTCGTAAGATTAAAATGGAGTTCGCGAGTCTTAGTATATCATCAGGAGACTTATTCATCAATAGCCAAAAGATGGTTGAGTCTCAGATGGAATTTGTAGATGCTTTAGGTGTAACAAATAGACTATCTAATGAACAATTAGCTACTAATATTAAGCTAAAAGATATAGCAGGCCTAGACTTAGAAACAAGACAAGGTATAGTCGAAGCATCAGTATTAACAGGCAAATCTTCAGAAGGTATTACTAAGTCTGTACTTAGTCAAGTTGCAGGATTAAAACAAACAACAGGCATTAGCTTTCAATATCAAAAGATACTTAAAGAAGCATCTAATTTAGGTGGTTATTTAGGTCTATCATTCTCAAAGTATCCTGCTCAAGTTATTAACAGGAAAGCAAATTAACTTAACTAAAGCTCGTGAAGCTTTCTTGAATAACGATCTAGCAACAGCTGCTTCAGAGATAACAAATCAAGTAGGATCAGCTAATGACTTCTTAAAACTTAATCGTATACAAGCTGAATCTTTAGCTTCTGCATTTGGTATGAGTCGTGATCAAATGGGTGAAATGTTGAAGCAACAAGAGATGCTTAGTAAGTTAGGCGCAAAAGATCTTAAAGACGCTCAAGCAAAAGTAGAAGCCTTAAAAGCACAAGGTAAATCTAAAGAAGACATAGTTAGACTTACTGGTGAAGAAGCATATCAATCGTTAGTAAATGCGTCTGCTCAAGAAAAGATAGGTAGTTTTATGGACAAGATAAAACAATCTATTGCCGACTTCGTTGAAAAGAGCGGTATCATAGAAAAGCTAGAAGGGTTCTTTGACTACTTGTCAAAGCCAGAAAATATCAAAAAGGTTATTGAAGGCGTTAGAGACTTTTTTGCTAGCGCAGTTGAATTTATTGGTAAAGCTGCTTATTATATTTTAGAAGGATTAGACTATGTAGCATTAGGTCAAATACCTGATGACTTTATAGATAGCATAAAATCAGGAGCTCAAAACATGGGAGCTCAGATAAGATCACTAGGTGGAGACTTTGGATCAGTTAGTGTTAATGATAAATCAGCTAAAAATGAAACAGCTACAATTTCTTCTACAATAGCTGAAGATAGTATGAGTATGGCAAAAACGCCACCTCCAAAAGTTTTTGTAGTAGTAACTGTCGATCCTATAACTGGTAAGTCTGTAGAAAAGGTTGTGACTCAAGAGTATTTTGAAACTCACTTTGGTCAAATGGGAAAATAAAATTTAGATGCCTCTAATTGACTTACAAACTAATTTAAAGAACCTAAGGTTCGGTAATGATAGACCAGGGTATGGTTCGTCAGGACTACCTTATATTCAGACTATAATGCCAGATACGCCTAATGCAACTGGCACATTTCAACCTATATATAGACCAGGTTCAACTGGAGGTTTAGACTTCCCTATTAGAGGAGGTCAACTAGAGTTTAACTTAGGTACACAATCGTTTACTGTTTCTAGTAGACTTGATAGGACTAGAATTAGAAAGTTCTTTGAAGACAAGCCAAGAGGTACAACTTTTATTCAAAAACAAGTAGGTCTACAATTATCTAACCCTAAGATCGAAACTGGTAACACTTTGTTTGGTATTCCTCAAGGGCTTCCTTATCCTGGCTTATTAGAGAACACTAGAGTGTATAACTTAGGTGCAAATACACTGGCTCAAGTAGGAGTGTCTGGAACAGGTTTTCACGCCACTAGATCAGGTTTAGTGCCATTTAGTCCATTTGAGAAGTTCTACTATTCAATAGTAAATGCTCAAAATGTAAACAACCAGAAAGCGTCTAATAGACTTTTGAATTTGACTGCTTTAAAGATGACTATAGGAGACCCATTTGCAAACCCAACAAATGTTCCAGATATAAACTTAGTAAATACGCTAGGTATATCTCTTAATAGGAATATGATCTTCCAATATTTAGGAGGTCCTAATTCTGTTTATGGTATAGGATCTACTACTATTCCTAGAGTCGTTGATACAACTAAGTTAAGATCACAGTTCGCAATGAACTACGATCAACTATATAGACAAAAATCTAACTTTAACAATCCTAGTCCTGAGCTACAAGACTTTAGACAAAAGATTAATGAAGCCGCTGGAGGTGTTATCTTCTCTAATACATGGAATAAAGAACAATCTGTAGACTATAAATTCTTTGTTAATAAGAAAGACAAACTAAACTTAACTTATCCTTTCTTATTTAGAAACGATCAAGCGCCATGGGAGATAAATAAAGAAGAAACACAAGACTTGATTAAGTTTGTTTTTGAGGCTATATCAAACGATGCGCCTACATATTCAATGGCCATATTCTTTAGAGCATTTTTAACTTCCGCAATAAGTGATACCAACTCAGCTCAATTAAACTCATTTAAATACATTGGTAGAGGTGAAAACTTCTACACTTATCAAGGCTTTGATAGATCAATAGGCTTTTCTTTTAGAGTAGCTGTGCAATCTAAAGAAGAGCTTAGACCTCTTTATAATAAATTAAACATGTTATTAGGACAAGTTTATCCAGACTACAGTCCTAATCAAGGCATAATGAGAGCTCCTGTTATTCGTATGACAGTAGGAGATTATTTGTATCGTGTTCCTGGCTTCTTGGAGTCTGTTAATATTACTATTGATAATACAACACCTTGGGAAATTAATTTAGACAACGACCAAACACTAGCACAACTTCCTCAAGTAGTTGATGTATCAGTTACATTCAAGCCTATTATGGATGTGCTTCCTAAAAGACCTAATACAATATCTACTATTACTAATACTCAGTATAATGCTAACCAAGGAACGGCTACTGAAACATTGTCTGTATCTTCTGGAGTAGTTCCTCTAATTGTAAATGTTCCAAAGTCATCTCCTCAAAGCGCAGATACATTTATAAAGGCAAATATATCTCAACAGTTTAGTAGAGAAAGAGATGCTAGTCTTAGTGAGTTAAGAGTTGTAGATCCTGTATTAAATAGAGACCTTGAAATAGCAGAACAAATCGCAGCAAATCAACCTATACCTCCTATTAAACTATGAACTATAGATATCAAAATATAGAAGTTATAAAGTACGCAGCAACAGGTAGTCAATACTACGTAAATAATATTTACCCTGAAATACCACCTACTAATGACGATAATTACGTTATTACAGTATTAGGTGATAGATTAGATCTGTTGGCAAACGACTTCTATGGCGATTCTACATTTTGGTGGGTTATTGCCTCTGCAAACTCATTACCAGGAGATTCACTCGTAGTAGAGCCAGGAACTCAACTTCGTATACCAGCAGATTTATCAGGTGCAATTAATACATATAAGTTAGTAAATGCTACAAGATAGTTATGGCAGGTTTAGATACTAATAAAATATCGAACATCTTAGGTACTAAACTACCTCAGTGG